AGCACAGGTCAAAGCGTTGTACACCACTCCGCAACAGTTCGGCCTGCCTGTACCAGCTGGCTTCATTCCTAATATTATCGGTGATATTTGGTTGATGTCAACCTATGGCACTGCCGCATACGCCACAAACACAAGCCTGCGCATCAGATCGGTGGGCGGGTCGCAGAATTACGTCAGCGCAGTCAATGCGTTGGCATTTTCCGCTGACGTGCTGATCCCCTTGACAAAGAACGCGGTCACAAGCGGCAAAGGCTTTGAGACAGGTGCAGACCTTGAAGTGTATGTGCCTGTCGGCAACCCAACGGCAGGTGATAGTGATGTCGTGATATTCTTCGACTACGTTCTGACAGATACAACATCGTAATGGCAGACGTTAATAAGGAAATAGGCATCAGGATTGATGTCATCACAGAGGATGTACAGGCCGCGCAAAAGCGTATATCCGACCTTGAGGCGCACATCAGTAAACTCACTGGTGACCTTGAGGGTATGCGGAAGAAAAGCAAAAAGGGGTCTGACGAGATGGCCGCAGGCTTTAAGGCGGCAGAGGAACAGGCTAAGTCGTTGCCGGGGCCAATCGGTGCAGTAGCTGATGGAATAGGTTCGGCAACTTCTGCCGCATCATTATTCGTGAAAGGGCTATCCACCTTGCGCGGTGCTATCATGGCGACTGGCATCGGTGCATTGGCTGTCATCCTTGCAGGTCTTTATGAAGCATTCACGGGTACGGAACGCGGGGCGCAACGGTTTAGGGTACTTATGGCAGCGCTTGGCGGGTTAATGGAGGGCGTCAATACATTGCTCGAAAATATCGGGAACGCATTGATTGATTTGTTTGAAAAGCCATCGGAAACACTCAAGTCATTTGGTCAATCGATACAAACCTATGTAGTAGAGAATTTTCAAAAGATTTTGAATGGTGCTGGCACTTTAGGCCAAGCCATGTCGAAACTTTTCGCGGGCGACTTTGCGGGGGCTTTGGACACAGCGAAGAAAGGTGCGAAAGAGTTGGGCGATGGTTTTTTGTCGCTTAACCCCGCAACGGCAATAGCTTGGAACTTAGCGAAAGGGGTTAACGCAGTAGCTAAGGAAGGCGTAGCAGCAGCAGCGGCACTTGCAGCCCTTGAGGTGAGAATGAACGCTGTAAAGGTTGCCGAACGCGACCTGACTGTTGAACGGGCTAAATCAAATAAAACGATTGCCGAGGCCCGTCTGATTGCAGACGATGTTAATAAGAGCATTGACGAACGTATTGCAGCGGTAAAACTTGCTGGGCAAATCGAGCAACAGGTAGTTGACCAAGAACTGAAAACAGCACGGGAACGGCTGGCGATTTTGGAGGGGCAAAAAGTAGCAGGCAAAGAAGAAGAGGAACAGCTTGATGCCATTGCAGTTGCCCGTGCGAGGGTTTACGACCTTATGCGGGAAAACATAGAGAAGCGTAAGCGTCTGCAATCCGAAGAGCTTGGATTGCTGCGCGAGGCAGAGGCTCAGAAAAAGGCGTTGGCCGATGCCGAACTGGCGCGAATGAAAGAGCTTGCGGATGAACGTCAGCGGCTATTTGAACAGGAGCAGGCATTGCTTAAGTCAAACCTTGCCGCATTGACCGATGCCAGAATAGCGGCAATGGATGATGAATGGCAAAAGGAACTTGCGCAGACCCAACTTGACTTTGAAAGGCGCATCGCGGCTATTCAAGGCAATGGGCAGATTGAGGCGGAACTGCGGTCGCAGTTGGCCGAGAACATGAACGCGGAACTTGCCGCAATCAATAAGAAGTGGCTCGATCAGAACCTTGCGCAAACCCGCGCCACCAACGATAAGATACTTGCCGATGAGGAAAGACTCAGGGAGGCACGTTTGAACATGGCGCAGGCCACAGGCGGAGGCCTTATCGCTATCGGCAAGGTAGTGTCGGCTGCGATGGCTGACAACGCGGAAGTGGCGAAGGGGATAGCGGTCGCGGAGGTATGGATCAACGCAGCAACCGCAACGGCATCGGCAATATCGAAGGCCGTGCAATCTTCGGTCACACCTTACGACATGATCGCCAACATCGCAGTCGCGGTTGGAACGGTGGCAAGTGCAATCGCCTCTACCATTTCCTTACTTGACAAGGCAAACATTCCCGGAGGGTCGGGCGGTTCAGTCGGTGCCATGCCGTCATTCCAATCTACCGCCCCTTCAGCGCAACCCGTGGCAACTAACGTGACAGGACTCGTTAACACTCAGCAGGCAGAACTTCAACCAATTCAAGCGTTCGTAGTCGAGACACAGATGACTGGCTCACAATCGAACATGGCACAGATCTACTCACAAGCTACCTTTGGACTCGATGGATAAGCAACTCCCCCTCATCAAACTGACCATTGACCCTGACGACGATAAGACAGGCGTTGAACTGGTCTCGCTTGTTGACCGCCCCGCTATTGAGCGGCAATGGATGGCCTTTCGCGATCAATTTATGCCACAGCCGAAATCAGGCGAGGATCAGGCCGACTACTTGGGTCGGTGCATCCCCGCGATGATACGCGAGGGTCGGGAACGTGATCAAGCTATTGCTATCTGTTACTCAAATTGGGATCGTAAGACGCAGGGCATGGCCGCGATGTTCTCGGTCGAAAGCGAAGAAAAACGGATAGTGACTGGCCCGATGATGGTGGCCGATCTGCCCATTTACCGAAAGGACGAGATGGGCGAATACTACGTGTCATTCGATGCCGACACCATCAGGAAAATAGTGTACAAATTCGCCAAGAACGGCAACGGGCAACAAGCGAATGTGATGCACAGGCAGATTGTCGATGGCGTGTATATGTTCGAGAGTTGGATCATTGACGAGACTAAGGGTGTGCCGAAAGGATTTGAAACGTTGCCCATCGGTTCGTGGTTCGGGTCATATCGAATCGAGAATGATGAGGTATGGGCAAAAGTTAAGGATGGCACGTTCACGGGCTTTAGTGTCGAGGGCTCTTTCAAAGAGGACTGGGACGCAGCCCGCGAGAAACAGATGATTGATGAACTTCTAAAGGCACTTGAAGATGCGGGTATTGATATTGCTTAGTCTGGCCGTGACCCTCATCGGTTGCGAGAAAGATTGCGCTTGCGGTTTAGTCCGTGACGATGGTATCAATTGCAGCACAACCCCGTGCATCTACGGCTTATATGTCGAGAATGATTGCGGTGGCGAAGGGTGGCAATACGTTGACCAATACACATGGCTGAACGTGTCAGCGGGCGACCGTTACTGCGCTGACTGATTTTAGAAACGCGGCCACCTTTTTCGCGTTATGTGGTTATGACGACCACACTACGCGACAAGATCAACGCGAAACTGCCCGAGCTGAAAAAGCTCCTTTTCGCTGATGCGCCTGCGCCCGAACCGAAAAAGGTCGAGGCTGCAAAGGCGACCCTGATTGACGGAACCGAAGTCGAGGTAACGCCCGCTCTTGAAGTAGGCGCGACCGTGACCGTGACAGGCCCAGAGGGCGAACAACTGCCCGCGCCTGACGGTGACCACGAACTTCAGGACGGCACCGTTATTAAGGTGGCAGGAGGTGTCATTATTGAAGTGATGCCCGTGGCTGAATCGAAGAAGCAAGAACCCGCACCCGTTGACATGGCTCAACTGATGGCGGCTGTTGACGAGCGTATCGCGGCAGCCGTTAAGCAGGTAACTGAGAAATTCAGCGCAGATCAAGCCGTGACGAAAAAGGTCATGGGCGAGGTGCTTACGGTTGTTCAAGAGATGGCCGAAGTGCCTGCCGCTGAACCCGTGAAGCCGCGCTACAACCCATTTGCCAAAACAGAGCCTTCGCTCGACTGGGCGTCAAAACTTTCCGCAACCATCAAAACCCTCAACAACTAAGACATGGCTTTCTCATTAGCTGGCTTAACCGCCTACACAGAGGAGAATCAGTTTGCGTTGAGCACAGCCGCGATCTTCGGGGCTAAGATGCTCCAAAACGCGACCGTTATCCCGAACGTCAAAGGGCCGAGCAAATTGCCCCTTTTGTCGCAGCAAGTGTTGTTCCAAAGCGATAGCTGCGGATTCAATGCAACAGGTGACACCACTATCACACAGCGCACACTTACCCCCGGTAAGGTGAAGCTGAACCTTGACTGGTGCCCGAAAGACCTTGAGGCGTACTACCTGCGCACACAGATTGCAGCGGGTGCCCACAAGGAGGACATCAAACCCGTTGAAGAGGTGTTGTTCCCATACCTGATGAGCCTTGTCGCAAGAGAGGTTGACATCGCAATATGGAAGGGCCGCATCACCGCGTCAGGTGGCGGTATCGGTTCAACCGTTCCGATGGGCACAGGTAACAACGCCTTTTGGGATGGACTGCGATATCAGATTCAGGACAACACGGGCGGCTATGCCAACGCTAACGCAGCGGCTTACGGTACTGCCCTGACCGCCCTGAACACAACCACAATGATCGAGGCGATATTCCGCGTGTATCAGGCTTTGGCTGATGTTGCGGTGGATCCTTCGAGCGATGTGACCGTATTCATGGGCGTAGAGAAGTACACCGCGCTTGTACGTGCCTTGACCGTTGGCGGTTCAACCTTCGGTGCCGTCCTGAATGCAGGGGTGAACGGGTCTGCTGATCAGTCAACAGGATCTGGCCTGACATTCCCGGGCACAGGATTGCGTTGCCTGCCCGTTGCTGGGCTAAACAGCGTTGACGCAATCTACGGAATGCAGAAAAGCAACACCTTTATCGGTGTGGATGCTGAGAGTGACTTCAACAACCTCGAAGTGTGGTACTCGAAAGACGACCGCAAAGTGAAGGCCGCAATGGAGTTCAAACTCGGCACTCAGGTTGCTTTCCCTGCACAAGTTGCCGCAATCGTTCTCTGATAACAATCGCGAGTAGGGGGTTAGTGTCCCGTAAGACACGCCCCCGACTTGCATAACACCCACAAAGAGATGCCCTGCGCACTAACAACAGGATTTTCAAACGACTGCAAAGACGCTATCGGTGGGGTCAAATCCATTCGCTTTGCGTCACTTGCCAATTACACCGCGCTTAATGCGACCGTATCAGCATCGGGCGAGATCACCGCGATAGGCTCCGCATCGACCGTGTTCTACAAATACGGCACAATCAAGGAGACTTCGATGATGAATGAGCCGATTGTTGCAACGACCGCAACAGGTGGGCTGCACTACACGCCACAGGTCACAATTGTGATCAGCCGACTTTCCACAGCAAAGCGCAACGAGATACGCCTACTTGCTAAGAACAAGTTGGTCGCGATTGTTGAGCTGATGCAAGAGGAATCAACAGGCGTGAGTGAGTATTACGCGGTCGGTGTATCGAACGGGCTTGAGCTGACCGAAGGCGCAAGCGGAACAGGTACGGCAGCAGCTGACCTGAACGGATACACCCTGACGTTCTCAGGTATCGAACCTGCGCCAATGCTCAAGCTGCAACCGTCAAGCGGAACCGTTGCCTCGATGCTTTCGAGCATAACGAACCCTGCGGGCCAGTAACGGCACCGACATAGACATTCAGAGCCTCACTTCGGTGGGGCTTTGTTTTTTA